GATGAAAAGCACATGGAAGAATTCACCGTTGGACGAGGAGCCCTCATCACCAACAAATTCTTCAGAAAAGTAGCTAGTGCTACCAAGCGTGATCTGATTGAGTCAGAACGTCCAGTACTTGGAATTATGATTAATCAGTACCGTATGAAGATTGGCGTTATGCATGGAGATCCACGAACTACACCTGGAGGTTTGGGTAAGGACTACGCTTACAGCGTTCGTTGCGAAGTAAAGCGCGACGACTGGGTAGAGGTTGGTACCGGTGAGAGTAAGCGTCGAGTAGGTCAAACTATTAGGGTACGCACTATTAAGAACAAGACTTTCCCTCCTCAACAGACCGCCTATCTGGACTTTTATTTTGCAGACGGTGGGGCTATTGACGCGGGTGGTTACGACACCGGTAAGGAAATTGTTGCTTTAGCTTTGCTAAATGGCATTGTAGATCGACGTGGTGGTTGGATGTACTACGGTGATCGTAAGTGGCAGGGAGCGCAGGCCCTTATTGATTCTTTACGTGAAGAGATTGACCTAAGCGAAGAGATCAGCAAGGCAGTCCTAGGCACTATTAAAGCTCAACCTATATTGGCGCTTGAGGATCTGGATGAAAAGTGAGGGGCAGAAACAATCTCTAAAGCATGAGAAGAGATTGGCAAAAAAAGTTGATGGACAACGTTCAGCAGCTTCTGGAGCTTTTTGGTCTCGTAAAGGAGATGTAAGAAGTGATGAACTTCTGATTGAGCACAAATGGACTGGTAAAAAATCAGTAACTATTAAATCAGACGTTTTAAAGAAGATAACCACTGAGGCTATCCTAGATAGCCGGATACCAGTGTTAGGTCTTCACCTTGACGGAGAGAACTACGTAGTTTTAGTGGAGGAGGATTTCTTTGAACTTCGTAATTCAATCAAAGGTGGATAAATGGAAAACCAAGACGAGCCTACATGGGCTTGGCGATACAGCGCTAAATGTCGTGGCGAAGATACAGAAATGTTTTTTCCTCCTCGAGACAAGGCGTTATACAAACCGATAGCAGATAAAGCTAAGGCAATATGTTGGGGTAAGGACGGCAGACCAGCTTGTCCGGTTCGCAAAGAGTGTCTTAAAGAAGCTATCATAAACGATGAGTTGCACGGAATATTTGGGGGCATGTCCCACAGAGAAAGAAATGCAGCTCAGAGAAAATATAAAAAACAAGGATTAACATTAGACGAATGGATAAACCAGGATGGTAAGTACGGGCAAACCTAAAGCAGGAGCACTAAAGGCATTTCTAGATGCGTCTAAACGAGAAACTCGTTTAATGGGTGCTCTAGAGCGACATGTGCTCGCAAAGCCTTTTGACTCACGTAATATGGCTGTACTTCATCCATCCGACATTATTAAACCAGAGTGGTGTCACCTAGCCTCATATCACGCCATCCTTGGTAACTATAAAGAGGTTAGAGAGAAGCCCACACTTCGTCTAGCGTCTATCTTTGCTGAGGGACACACCATTCATGCTAAGTGGCAGAACTGGCTAAAAGAAATGGGAGTGCTCTATGGTAAATGGGAGTGCTCAGGCTGTGGGCCAACTGATTGGGAGTTAGCCTCCGATCTAGACTTCGAAGATAGTTGTGGAACTTTTGAGTACCGAGAGGTTCCGCTGTACAGCCCTAAACACCGCATCTCAGGTCACTCAGATGGTTGGGTAAAGGGTTTAGGTGACGACTTCCTAATTGAGATCAAATCTATTGGTGCGGGAACATTACGCTTTGAGGCGCCTGCACTACTATCACAGTCAGACGGTGATCTAGAAAAGGCTTGGCGCAATATTCGTGCTCCTTTTAGATCACATCAGCTACAGGGTCAGGTTTACCTACACTTAACTCATCTCATGGTAGAGGCTGGGGAGCTAGCTAGCGCTCCTGACGAGATCGTATTTATCTATGAGCTTAAAGCTAACCAAGATTATAAAGAGTTCGTGGTTAAGTACAATCCAGAGTTTACTAAGGACATCTTTGATAGCGCTCTTGATATTGCCTGGGCAGTTGACAACCAACGCCCACCTATGTGTAATATTGACCCTCTTAAGGGATGTAAACGATGCGAACCTTTTAGGAGCAAAGATGCCTGATTACGAATATAAATGCACTAAGTGTCAAGAAGTGATGGAGAGTTTTTTTCCAATTGCAGATGGGCCCTCTCCAGCAGTAGTATGTAAGTGTGGGGGAGAGGCATTTCGCCAATACTCAACATTTGGTATACAACTTAAAGGCGGAGGATGGGGCGGTCAATGACACATGACGGAGTAAAACTTGATTACTTTTGGATTGATGACAACGGGGATTCTCACTGCGAGTGCGCTTCTTGTAGGGCAGAGTTTTCTTACAAGGGGTTGCCTGTTTTAGTAGCCGATGATGATTTCCTTGAGCACTTGCAGGAAAACGGTTTTGATGAGACGATTGATGAAGGAGACTTAGGTCTTGAATGGGATGACTGGGCAAAGGAGAACCTAGCATGAGTCCAATTGAATTAAAAGTTGCAGAGGCTAGTCGTAAGACTATCGAAGCTTTGCATCTTCAAGGTATGAACGTAAATCAAAATTATGGTTATGATGCGCCATCGCTTCCTGCAGACATCACCGGTCTTATGGAAGAGCAGGTAATGGATCTGTATACTAAATATGTAGCCTACCTTGAGTTTATTAATCTACAGCTTTGGTGTGCTGAAGTAGACAAGGCCGAGGCAGATAAGAATCTTTCTTTTATAAAGTCTCAAAAACGTTTAGCCTTGAAGAAAACAGGTACAGCTGTATCTATGATTGACGCAGAAATTGAGGTAGATCCGGATTACAAGGCTAAGTCTGATTCTTTGCAAGAGCTGTCTAATTATCATGGCCTTATACACATCATCTCAGAACGCCTTTCAAAAGACATCTCTTTAATTAACCGTGAGATTACTCGCCGCGTTAATATTAACAAGGCAACCGGTAGAAGCAGTTGGATGAATCCATGATGCCAGAGTGGGAGCAGATGTCTTTGTTTACCGACGAGGAGCTAGGCATTAATAAGTCTTATAACATTATTGGTCTTACAGGTTACGCACAGTCTGGAAAAGACACTCTTGCTAATATTCTTATGGATAAGTATGGGTATCGTCGTATTGCTTTTGCCGACACTATTCGTGAATTTCTCTACGAAGTAAACCCTATGGTTGCTTGTAGTCCCACAGGTTACCTAAAAGACTTAGTTAACCTAGTCGGTTGGGATAAAGCAAAACAAGAGCCACAAGTTCGCCGGTTGCTTCAAGATTTAGGAGTTACTGCTCGTAAGTTAATTGACGAAGATATTTGGGTAAAGATTGCTCTACGAAATCTATCCGCGGGGGATCGCGTAGTTATTACAGATGTTCGCTTTGAAAATGAGGCTAAGAGTATCTCTGCTTTGGGAGGTCAGTTATGGCGTGTAAAGCGTGCTGGAGTAGATGCGGTCAATGCTCATATCTCTGAGACACAGCTAGACGGCTATCGAGTAGATCAGATTTTTCTTAACAACGGCACAGTAGAAGATCTGCAGTTGTTGGTACAGATTAGGATGCAAGATGCCTTCACAAGGTAGAAAACATCGTGGATATAAATCTCAAGATATCCTGGCAGATAAGCTTGTTTTAGAGGGTTGGCCTTACGCAAAATCTACCGGAGCTGGTAGGTCGGGCACAGATGTCACTGGAACTATAGGCATTGACTGGGAAGTAAAGGCTAGAAAAGATTTTAACCCTAGCGCAGCTATAAAACAACTAAAAGAGCGAAGTGACGGTAAGACTTTGCCTATAGCTGTTCTTAGATTAAACGGGCAAGGCCCGGCCACTATTGGGGACTGGCCAGCTGTTTTACGTTTAGACGACCTTATACGGCTATTAAAAGAGGCTGGATACCCTGACTTAACCCCTTAAATAACGTACCTTGTTCCTTGGGTGGGCGATCAAAAATCGAATCCAAAGGACTACAAACTCGTGATTGAAAAAGATACAACAGAAGAACAGTTCCTGCGTGTAAGCGCCGGTTCTAATGCCCAATCAGTGGGCTCAGCTATTGCTCACGCTCTTTATGAGCGTCCGCAGGTTAAACTTCGGGCAGTTGGTGCATCAGCTGTAAATCAGGCTGTTAAGGCCATCGCTATCGCTAGAGGCTATGTTGCCCCTAGAGGTCTAGACCTTAGCTGTCGACCAGGATTTACTACCGTTGATTCAAGGGACGGACAAATCTCGGCAATAGTCTTTACTATCAATGTAAATTGATATATTCTTTATTTTAAGAGATCTCTAAACAGTTAGGAAAACCATGGCAAAAAGCTCAATCCCAAGCCCTGACGAGGCGCTTGCAGGTATGGCAAAGCAAGGCCGTCAACCTATGATGAAAGAAGGAATTAAATTTAGTTCTCCTTCAGCATCACCGGACGCAGGAACACTTGTAAAGAAGAAAGGCGCACAGGCTGGAGATCCATATGGATCAAAGGGTGCACCTCGTTCAAACGTACCGGCTGCGGTACCTGCTCAAGATCGTAATGGAGCAGCCTACTCAATTAAAGCAAAGTACACAAAGATGACTGACCCAGCTGCTGGTATGACCCAGGCAAACGGACGAATCATTGCGACCGCTACAAAGCGTGACCGTACTAACTTTGATTCCGGAGCTGGTGCTTCTTACTAATTTCGTGTATGCTAGTCACTAGGCCTTGAGGTTTCCTCGGGGCCTAGTACTGCAATTGGCCTAAACATTGGAGAAGTATGTTAGAAGAATTGTACGCAGAAGCTAAATCAGCCGGTTATTCCAAACTTTGTATTGTAGGCCAATGGGCTTCTACTCTTTCTGAATCCGATAAGTCAGCATTAGAGACTGCAATGGATGATGATGAATTAACAACAAAAGATTTATTTGTACTACTACGTAGAGCTGGCGGTAATTTTGGTCGCACCTCCGTTCGTGAACACCGACAAGGAGAATGTGTATGTCGCTAGCAGATGACTATGATGCAATAATTCAAACTAGTAACCAAGGTTCCGATAAAGTAAACAAAAATATTCCCGAAGCTTGGAGGCCTAGATCTGAGATTGGTTCAGATGGTGGCTTTGTCGTATCTACCCCAAGACCAGATGGTAATACTCCTGGCGCAGAAGAAATTCTGCGAGAGGCTAATTTAGATCCTGCTGAATGGGCAGTTATTTCTCATAGACGCTCTCGTTGGCAAAAGTATGACGGAGAGTGGCTTGAATCATTTAGGGTTAACGTAGTTCCTGTAAACTCAACGGTAGAAAAAGATTACGATCTAACAGAGTTATTTGAAACAATTAATAAGTGGAAACCAGGAAAAGTATCCGAAAATAAGGGAGACCTTACTGCCGTGTACAGTATTGGTGACACTCAATATGGAAAAGATGATACCCCTTTAATTATTGATAGAGTTTTACATTCGTTAGACGAAGCAGTAGAGCATCACAAGTATCTCTCAAAGAAGTACAACATAGGTCAGATTGCTTTGCCACAGTTAGGCGACTGCATTGAAGGTATGACAAGTCAAAAGGGCAAGGTCATGGGTCGTCATGATATTGGCGTATCTGAACAAGTTCGAGTTGGTCGTCGAATGCTATTGGCACAAATTAAGGCTTTCGCACCTTTAGCAAATAAGATCATTGTTCCCGTTGTTCCTGGCAATCACGATGAGGTACAACGATTTTTAGTAGGTCGTCCTGAAGATTCTTGGCAAATTGATGTGGTAGCCTCAGTAGAAGATATTTGCAAAGAAAGTGACTTCTTACGAGATCGCGTTGAGTTCAGGTACCCAGCAGCTGATGATAGTACTCTTACTATTAACTTAAGTGGGGTAATGTACGGAATGGCTCATGGTCATCAAGCTCGTGACATGATTAAGTGGTGGGCTGGACAGGCTATGGGTCGTTGTTCTGTAGCACAAGCAGATATTCTTAACGTTGGGCACTATCACCATTACCGTGCACAAAATGTAGGTCCAAGATTATTTATTCAGAATCCTGCTATGGACAATGGTTCGGCATGGTTCCGGGATAAGTCTGGGCTTGAAAGTGCACCAGGAATTATTTCGTTAGTACTTGGTGAAGGTATAGATCCTCGACGAGAGTTAGTTGTTTTAGGTGGTAAAAACGACCGCTAATAAAAAACCCCCGGTTATTAGCCGGGGGTTTTTATTTTAAATTACTTACCGCAGCAAGAACACTTTGTTGATTCTTTAGCTGCTGGAGCTGCGCCGAACTTAGGGCGACCGAAGCCTACGATTGAAATCATAACCTTCTTAGGGTTCTTCTTGTAAGCACGAAGCTTTTTAGAAACCTGTCCGCCATTTCGTTGGCTTCCTTTTTCATCTGGGCTAGTATTTCCTTCGATACACCAGACTGTTCCATCACCGTTATCTTTGACAACAATTCCAACGTGACTAATCCGATCGACGCCATCTGAGGGGAAATCAAAATAGGCGATATCTCCTGGTTCTGGGTCGGCTAGATCTCCATCGATCCAGGCGTTCTTCTTCTTAAATGCTGCTGCGCCACCTGGTGTGTAAACGGTATTAGGTACCTTTACACCGGCTTCGTTAGCACACCAGTTTACGAAAGACCCACACCATGGCTGGAAGTTAGCCTTTGTGTAAGCGCCATACTTTGTCTCATTATCCTTAGGACCTTCAATGGTTCCTAATTCTGCTGTTGCAACCTCAATAAGACGGGCTGCTGTACCTTGATCTGCCATTATCGATTATCCCAATCTTCATCTACTGGTTGTTCTTCTGGAACTTGTCCATCAGGCTTAGATGCAGCTGCATAAGAAACAGCTCCGGCTGCACTAATCAAGATATCTGTACCGTTTTGCTTAGCTTCAACCTTTAGGTCAGACTCGCTCTTAGCCTTTGTATCTACAGCAGCAAACGCAGCATTAATTTCTTCTAGGTCAAGCTTTCCATCATTCATAAATCCACGAGCAAGCTTTTCAACAACTGCTGCTACCGCTGTTAGACCAGCTACAGTTACCGCAGTAATAGTGTCTACACCTGCAATAGCTCCAGCACCAATCACTGATAGGCCGCTAGCAGCAAACGTAGCTACAATTCTCATTAAAATGTTTCCGATTGATTTCATTATTCCTCATCCTTTGGGTTACGAAGGGGATAGGTGACAGCCCAAGCAATCAAAGTTCCGATGATTGCGTAGCCAACGATTGTTTTTGCTGAACCGTCTAGTACCACCCAAGCAATGAACATGCCAAGCAATGTCCATAGTTGGTCAATCATGTCTCTAATAATCTTCAAGGTTTACGTCTCCTAACGCCTTTAGAATCTCCTGATGGACCTCCGCCACCAGAGCTACCTCCACCGCTTGATCCACCAGTGCTTCCACCAGTAGATCCTGCTGCTGCACTCACTGCATTCATAGCAGCACCCGCAGCCACAACGGCAGCAACTACCATTTCTGTTGCTTCTTCACGTTCTTCGGGGGACATATCAGCACCGATACTTCCAAGTGCTTGTAGGGCTTGACCAGGGTCACTAAATAATTCGCCAATTAACTCCGCAGGGTTCTCGAGTAGCACGAGGGCTGCAGCAACGTCTGCTGTAATTATAACTTCATTACCGTTTTCATCCCGCCTAACCTCAACAGGAGTCTCTGGTGGTAGGTCCTTATACTCAATTCCTGCTTCAGCAATTGCTGCGGCACTTACCGGGCCACCATCTGCAGCTTCAATTAAGGCTTCAGCAATTACTTCTTTTTCAGCTTCAGTTACAACACCGTCCGCTTGAGCATCTTCAACAGCTGTATCAACTGCTTCCTCTGGTGTGCTAGGCTCTGAGGATGATTCTTCTAACGGATTTTCTTGCTCTGGCTCTGGTGTCACTGGTTCTGGTTCTGGTTCCACGGGTGCTTCAGGTTCAGTCGGAGCCTCGGGTTCTACG